AATCATAATTATATTTAATTATGGCAGTACCTACTTATGATGAAATAACAAGCGCTGGGATTCAATTGGTTAGATTAGCCAGGGAGCGAGTTGGCCAGGGTTACGCTTCAAGTTATGGAATAACAAATCCTATATCTTTAAAAGATTTAAGTAATTTAAGCGGTGGGAATGCTGGGGGATCTGGGAATAGTTTTCCAGCGGTTAATATGTTAAATATACAATCAGCAAATTTTTTTAGAAACAGGCGGCCAGATGGTTCAAACCCCTTAAAAGTGAGTGAGTTTTTAGGTTACGATCAAACTTTAATAAGACGAGAATTTAGATTTGCTTATAGTAGTACGTCTAGCACTAGCGCTTGTAGTTTTACAATAAATTCAACTAGTTATTGGCATGATGGCAGTAATACTTTGCCAGTTGATGGGGACAGAATATGGAAATATGCAACTGGAACCGCATCTAGTGACAAGGCAGAATCTGGTTATTATCAAATATTTGATCCTAGTAGTGGCGTAAGCGAAGGGACTGTAGGTGAAGTTTTAGGCGGTGGCGGTGGCTTCTCAGGGCAAATGATTAATATTTCTAGTTGTTAAAAAAAATAACTAAATTTGTAAAAATTAATATTAAATAAATAAAAATGAGCAAATTAGAGGAAAAAGAATTAAAAATTTTACAAGAAAATCAAGGAAAAATTAATCAAGTTGTATCTAATATTGGTGCAATTTCTATTCAAAAAATTAATCTAGAAAAATCTAAAGAGAATTTACTAGAGGAATTGAAAAAAATAGAAGGTGAGCAAATTGAATTAAAAAAAGAGCTAGAGGATAAATACGGAAAAATCTCAGTAAATCTACAATCTGGAGAGTTTGAAATAATCCCTGAGGAAGCTGAAATAGTGAAATAATGTCAGTAATAAATAGCACTAGTTTTCTACTGTTAAAGGGGTCAACTGTGCTAGGGCATTCAAAAAGTACTAATATTTCCATAAACTTAGATTTGCCAGATGCTACAAATAAGGATAGCGCTGGATGGTCCGAAGTGATTACAGGCGTTAGATCTGGAACTATTAGCTGTGAATGTTTAACAGATTATTCGGATGCTCTTAATTTTGAGCAAATAGCCGAGATGATTATTACTAAGCAAAAGGCAGTTTTTTATTTTAAACAGCCAACAGATACTAGATTAGTTTTAAGGGGTGAGGGTTATGTTAGCTCAGTTGATGAAACCGCTGAATTTGAAAACGCTACAAGTTTTAATCTAGAAATTAATTTAACTGGAATATTTACTATTAGCGATATTACAGAGGGAAAAACCTGGGATAGTATTATTCAACAATGGGAAAACATTAGCGAACAATGGCAAGATGTATAAATTTTTTTATTTGTATATTTGTAAAAGATTAATTATAAAAATATAAATTATGGCTACTGTCGGAGTTTTTAACGGAACGAACTTATTACTTAAATTTGCCGCTGATGGTACGTCACCAGCTACAATCGGGCATTCAACATCTTGTTCACTTTCACTATCTAATGATTTGCCTGAGGCAACTACTAAAGATAGCGCAGGTTACCAGGAAGTGATTGCGGGTGTTAAAAGTGGTGAAATTAGTTTTGAGGGATTAGTTGCTTATGATGATGCAAATAACGCTATTGAAGCGGCTGACTTGCTTTTAGCTAGAACTAAATTAGATTGGAGCTTTGGAACTGCGGTTACTGGGGATGAGGTTTATTCTGGTGAAGGGTTTTTATCATCTATTGAAATGAGCGCAGAAATGGAGTCACCAGTTACTTACTCTGGTTCGATTACAGTTACTGGAGCAATTTCAAAAGCGACTAACGTATAAGCAAAATAATACTATAAAATAGAATATGGGTATAGATTAAGGAACTATGCCCTATAATTATACACTAACATTATGGCAAACAAGAGACGGGGTTATTATACTCTAAAACTAGGCGGTAAAAGCCGAACTATGCATTTTTCAATGAATTTCTGGGCAAATTTTACAGATGAGTTGAATATCTCATTAGAGAAAATTGGAGAGGTTTTTTCTGACGGCGTATCAATTTCAAGTATTCGAGCTTTAGTTTATTCAGGATTAAAAGCATACGATCAAGAGGAGGGCAATGAAATTGATTACAACCAATTTAAAGTTGGGATGTGGCTTGAGGATTTTAAAGCTGAAAAGTTAAACGAAATGATCGAGGCAATGATGCAATCTAGGATATTAGGAAACGATCTAAATATGGGGGTTTCTAGAAATGTAAAGAAAACCACTAAAGTGGGAAAGTAAACAGCCAACTCGATTTTAACTCATTACTAGATTATTATATTGGACAGGTTGGCATCCAACCCGCTGACTTTTGGATTAATACCTGGAAGGAAAATCAACTACTAGGTGAATCATATATGATTAGAGCGAATTTACAATGGGAGCAAACCCGTTATTTAGCGATGATGATGTTTAATGTAAATTGTAATAAAAGGGGTCAAATGATCACACCAGAGAAATTGTTTCCTTTGCCTCAAGATGTTTATTTAGACAAAGGGTCCCCAAAATCAACAAAAGAAGAGTTAATAGCATTTAAAAAGATTTTAGAGAATAAAAAGCCATCTAATTAGGTGGCTTATTTTTTTTGTATTTTTACATAAAATTTTAATCCATGGCAGATAATAAGTTAAGAGTACAGCTCATTGGAGATGCTTCAAAATTAAATAGCTCACTAAATACCGCTTCAGCTAGATTAAAGAAATTTGGTAAATCAGCTAAAAATATTGGCGCTAGTATGCAAAGATTTGCATTGCCTTTGGCTATTGCTGGGGGTGCCGCTATAAAAATGGGTGTTGATTTTGATAAATCAATGACTAAAATTAAATCTTTGGTTGGTTTAGCTGGCGATCAAGTAGATAAAATGGGCAAACAAGCTAGGCAAATGGCTATTGAAACGGGCCAAAGCTCAACCGCCGCCGCCGATGCTTTATTTTTTATCACTTCTGCTGGTTTATCGGGATCCGATGCCATGGATGTATTAAATGCATCTTTAAAAGCCAGTGCGGTTGGTTTAGGTGATGTTACCCAGGTCGCTGATGCGGCAACCTCAGCAATGAACGCTTACGGATCTGACGCTTTAAGTGCCTCAGATGCAACCGATGTACTAGTTGCGGCTGTTAGAGAAGGGAAATTATCTAGTGAGGAGCTTGCGGGTGCAATTGGTCAAGTTATACCAATCGCCTCTAATATGGGAGTTACTTTTAATGAGGTGGGTGCTACTATGGCGGCCATGTCTAGAACTGGGACAAATGCGGCCACTGCTTCAATGCAGTTGAAAAATATTTTGATGAGTATAAATAAACCATCAAAAGAGGCGGCCGATACTTTAGCCGCTATGGGATTAAGTGCTGGAGCTTTAAAATCTAAAATTCAAGATGATGGATTATTAGCAACTTTAGAATTATTAAAAGCAGAGTTTGGGCAAAACGCTGACGCTCAGGCAAAAGTTTTCGGGAACTCGAGAGCTTTGATGGGTGTTATGGATTTACTTGGAAAAGGTATAGATTCAACTAGAGAGATTTTCGGTAAAATGAATAATGTCCAGGGAGATACACAAAAAGCATTTGATAAAACCGCAGAAAGTGCCAGTTTTAAACTAACTAAATCATTAAATACAGCTAAAGAATCATTTTCACAAATGGGCGCTGTTTTATTACAGTCGTTATTGCCTTTAATTCAGGACCTAGCGGGTGTTATAACTAGAATATTTGGAGCTTTTAACTCTTTGGATGTTAATATGCAGAGGTTTATATCAGCGGTTGGAGTTTTAGCTATTGCTTTGCCAACTTTAATTAGTTTATTTGGTACTGTTATGACTGTTGTAGGTGCATTACTATCACCAGTCGGATTAGTTGCGGCGGCTCTAGCTGGGGTTGCAATTGTTATATATAAAAACTGGAATGAAGTAGCACCAGTTTTAGTTAATTTTTATAATATGTTTGTTGATTTATATAATCAATCAGCATTATTAAGGGGTATAATAGGAACTTTAAAAGCTACTTTTAAAAGTGTTTTTATATCTGCTAAAATGCAAATTGATTTGTTATCAAACTCATTTAAAACTATGTGGAAACTTATAAAAGAGTTTTCAGAGAAAGGGTTTAAAGGTGATTTTAAACAAATATTAGCTGAGGGATTTTTGCAAAGTACTGACATAGCAAAACAGGGCGGAGAGGATATTGCTGAAACATTTACAACAGAAATGAGTAAAGCACTATCAAATCAATTAGAACACAAAACAGTAAACCAATTAAATGCGGGGATTGCTAATATAGTATCTAAAGCTAAAGGAAAAATTACAAGTTTATTAAGTGGTAATTCTTTTGGCGGTCCCGCTGGAGGTGGTGGCGGTGATAATAAACCAAAAGGGTTGCAAACCCAAGGGGTTCAATCTGTTGGTTTAGATCCAATTAGCCAAATGGCTATATCCTCAAAAGAAGGAAAAGCAGAGTTACAAAAACAATTAACCGAAAGTAATACAATACTACAAAATGATTTATATGCTAAACAGCAAAAAATAGCGCAATTTCAAGAAATAGCGGGCCAGGTTGGGGGTTTTATGTCTAGCACATTTGCTGAGATGGGAAACCAAATAACTCAATCCTTAGGGATGGGCGAGAGTGCTTTAGGTACTTTTGTAGGGACTTTAATTCAGTCAGCAATGGCGGCGTTAAGTGCCACTTTAGCCACTACAATGGGACTTGGTGCGGTTGCGGCTGGAGAAACTGCGGCGGCTTCTGGTCCATTTGCCGCATTTGTTTTACCAGCTTTATTAGCTGGTGCGGCTGTTGCAGTAAAAGGAGCATTTGGAAAAGTTGATCAACCGAAAAAATTTGCTAAGGGTGGTATTGTCAGCACGCCAACAATGGGACTTATGGGAGAATATCCTGGAGCTAGAAGCAATCCAGAGGTTATTGCGCCACTAGACAAATTAAAAGATATGATAGGAGACAGAGGCGGATCTAGTGTTCAAGTTGGTGGCGAATTTGTTTTAAAAGGACAGGATTTAATAGTTGCATTACAACGGGCAAATAATCAAAGAGATAGAATTATATAAATGGCATACGGGATAAAATATAGATTGGAGTTTTCTGATGACTTAGAAAATGGCAAAAAAATAGAAATATTAAAAAAAGATTATACGGGATCTGTTTTGCCACTTGTAGGAACCTCGGACCCTGTCGAAATATCTTGGGAGGGTGATGATGATTTTTATTCACCAATTAAGGGGTCCTCATGTTTAATAAATCTTTTTGTGACTGAAGATGTTAGTTATGATAATTTTTATGAATTTAATGAGCGTGAATATAGAGTTAATTTATACTATAAAGATGCCTCAAATATTTATCAAGTATTTTGGACTGGCTGGATTGTAGCGGATAATTTTTCTGAAGCTATAACCACAAAACCTTTTCCAATTACTATAAATGCTCTAGATGGTTTAGGATTATTAAAATCTTTTGATTATCCAATTTATACTACTCAAGTAACTGGCAGAACCTTTACATCAACTTTGACAAGTATATTGGATTATTTAGATTTAGATTTAGAGTTTTATGTTTCTAACGACATTAGAAGATACCAAAACCCGTCTAATAGTTTATTCGATGAGTTAGTGCCACAATTTCAAAATGGTTGGTTTAAAGATGGCGGGAATCTAATGGATGCAAAAGCTGTTTTAGAAATGATGTTAAGAGTTGCAAACTCTAGAATTTTTCAATCTTTAGGCAAATGGTATATAATAAATAATTCCAGCTATAATGAGCAATCTTTAAAAGATACAATTTCAACATATACTAGCACAAATCATGTGCCGCCAACTGGAATTAAAGCTAGCCAAACATCTTATTTAGTAGCAAACGGGACCGAAGCGGTTGAGCTAGTTTTATATAATTCTAGCGGAGTATATCAATCAACAACTGATGTAAATGTTTTAAAACAAATTCCGACAAATTTAAAACCATTAAATAACTCTTTTTTGCAAACTAATCTACGACCATTAGAAAAATACAGTTATAAAATTGATTTGAGCCAAAACGATACTAATTATTTTAAAAATGGCGGCTTTGAGTTTGGGACTATTTCAACAAATACAATTTTAAATTGGGTTACTTATAGCGCTGTTTCAGGTGTTTCAGCGGCCGCAATTTTAGACAATGTAATTGTATTACAAGGTAATAACTCAGTTACAACAACCAGCTCGAATACTGTTTTAGCTAACACCAGGAAAATGCTAACTACTACAGAAACAGTTATGATAAATTCACAAACTCTGGCAAATGTTTTTAAATTTAATATTTTTGTAAGTCACAACAGCACTTCAGCGGTTCAATTATATTATATCATAAAAGTAGTTGATAATTCGCCTGATTCGTATGTTGATATTTGGTGGAATGCTACAACTGAGGCATGGGTAACAAGTGAATTTAAAAATCCTGTCACTTTAGAAGAGGTTAATGTCTGGGAAGAGTTTGAGTTTGATATTGAAAGTTTCCCGTCTGGTTATGATGTTGGCGTTACTGTTGAATTTTATGAGCCGAGAGTAGCCACTGTAAATGGTTTTAATGCCTTTTATATAGATAATGTTTCTTTTAGCTATACAAATCCTGATTTTTCAGATTTTTACAAAAAGAAAACAAAAAGTTTAGAAGTTATTAGAAAAAGAGATATAACGGCTTCCTTATCTGGCGTGTTAGATGTTTCAGATATTAAGGTTTCAAATATATTATACAATTATCAGGCATTTTTGGGGGGAATATCTGGGGATTATTTCCGACCTAGAGATAATTATTATGTAGGTGGCACCTCTTATAATCCTGGTTTAATGATGCCTATTGAAGAGATTACGACTCAACAGGTTATGAATGATTATAGAAATTTTGTGACTAGATATGAAGTGGATTTATATAATTTAGAAAAAACTCCTTTAGGATTACATAATAAATTATGGGTTAATTTTGGCTCCGCCATATTACAAGATTCATTAAGTTGTTACATTGATTCAATGACTTATAACGTGAAAAAAAATACATACTCAGTTACTATGCACATACCAAATCAAAACGATGATATTGCAAATACATTAATAAAAAACTATACAAATTAACCTTTTTTCTTTTCCTTGTTTGCTCTGAAACCCTCTAGATACTTAAATTTAGGGGGTTTCTTTATTTAAAATAAATCAAAATAATTCTTTTAATTTAAAATATTTTTTGTATTTTTGTAAGCTAAATTATAAAATATATGATATTTGAATTGCATTTTAGAAAAGAGCTAAAGAGATTAAATCTTAAGCGATACCAAATTTGTACGATCTTGGGTTGTACAATGCCAACACTTAAAACGAGAATAGAAAACCCTGGGCGTTTTACTGTTGATGAAATAAAAAAATTAGAAAATCATGGGTTTAATGTAAGCCGTTTAATTTAAAAATAATATTTATGAAATCACTAAACATTAAAGGAAAAGAATATATTACAGTCAATGAGCGGCTGATATATTTTAGATCAAAACCAGCATTTAAAGGTTGGAAAATCAATGAGGAGCTTGTCTCTTTAGATGAAAAAGAAGGAGTTTTTAAAGTATCTATTTTAAACTCTGAAAATTATCATATTGTAAATGCTCACGCACAAGAGTATAGAGATTCAAGCTATATTAATAAAACATCATTTGTTGAGAATGGTTTTACCAGTGCTTTAGGTAGGGCGTTGGGTTATTTGGGCATTGGTATAGATACCTCAATTGCATCAGCCGAAGAGGTTGAAACTGCTATTATTAACCAGGAAAAGGATAACCGCCCATGGTTAAAAGAAAATGAATTAATTGCAACCTTAAAAGGCGCTAAAAAGCAAGGTGAAAATGTGATTAAAAATTACAGAATGAAAAAAGAATACAGAGAAAAAATCAATAATCAATTTAATTTAAAATAAAAAAAAGTATGGAAGCTAATGAAAAAATTTTTGCAGACGGGTTAATTGTTAAACGAAAAGATAGCGCACCCGAGTGGGTTAAAGCTAACTTAAGCGTTAAAGTAGAGGAGTTTAAAAAATTCCTTGACACTCATAATAAAAATGGATGGGTTAATATAGATGTATTGCAGTCAAAAGGCGGTAAATTATACGCTGAAAAAAATACATGGGAGCCAAAAGCTCAAGATAATCAAGCGCCAGCACCTACTAATAATGATAGTAGTGATTTGCCTTTTTAAATTTTAAAACTATGGCAATAGATGGGGAAACATTTGAATATTATAGAATTACTGAAAAAGTAAAAGCTATAAAAAACTCAATTGATATATTAAAAAAACAGGGTTACGTTATAATAGATCTTGAGGGAAATATTTTACGAAAAGAATTGTAAAATAATTTAAATTATTGCCCTTTTAATTGATAAGCAAACAAAGGGAATTAAAAAGGTGTCATTAATTTGATGCCTTTTTTTTATATTTAATTTGATTTATTGAAAATATTTTTTTAAATTTAAAAAGAATTTTAAAAATTAATTATGAAAAAAACTAACGGACCACTTAGATTATTTGGCACATTATTACAAGATTTTTTTAGATTAGGAAAAAAGACAGATCCACAATTTGGCTGGTGTCGCTATCCTTTAAGTGTTAAAAACAAAACTGAGCAAAGTAAAATTTTAAGAATAATAACAAAATCAATAAGGGAAAACCAAAAAATAGAAAATGAAAATAATTAGAGATAGCAACGAAAAATATCACTCACATAATTCAATTAGTGCCAGTGGTTTAAAAACGATATATAAAAAATCAGTATATCATTTAATTAATCAAAGATTTAGAGAAACTCCAGCCATGGCGCTAGGGACTGCGGTCCATGCGGCAATACTAGAACCAGATGATTTTTATAATCAATATCATGTAATTGAAAAAATAGATAAAAGGACCAAAGCGGGAAAAGAGGAGTATTTAAAACAATCAAATCTGGCAAAAGATAAAATAGTTTTAGATCATGAAAATCATGAAATTATAAAAAACATATTAGGCGCATATAGAAATCATGATTTAGCACAAAAATATTGCCAGGGTGAAATTGAATTATCTCACTACTCTCAAATAGATGGCGTTGATGTTAGAGTGCGGCCAGATTGTGTTAATAAAATTTCCAACTTTATAAGTGATGTAAAAACCTGTCAAGATAATTCGCCTGAAGCGTTTAAAAGAGATGTTTATAAGTGGGGTTATCATTTACAAGCGGCTTTTTATATGGATGTTTTAGGGATTGAAAATTTTAGATTTATAGCGGTCACTACTTCATTCCCTCACACTGTTGAGGTTTATTCTTTAGATGAAAAAACTATTGAATTTGGGCGAAATGCATGGAAACAAGCATTTGAAAACTGGAAAAAATATCTTGATACTGGAAAAATGCCAGGATATTCATGGTATCAATTTAATGAAGATGGCTCATATATATTATAAAAATGGAAAAATTTAAAAGATTAGTAGAAAGTCATTTTGGATATAGAATAGGAATCCAATCAAGAATATTTAAATATGTTTTTGCTAGAGCTTGTTATTATGATCTCTGTAAAAAAAATAATAGTGTTAGTTTAAAAACAATTGGCCAAAGTGTTGGGCGTACTCATGCAACAGTATTGCACGCCCTTAGGGAACTCCCTTATATGCTTTTAAATGATGAGTATTATAAAAATCAATATGCTGAGCTACAAATTAAAGCTAATAAATTGATTGAGGGCCAAGCTGAAAAAATAAATATCACTCAATTAGTTGTTAATCATAATTTATTAATTATGGAAAATGATCAGTTAATAAACCAGATAAAAAAACAAACAAAAGAGCTTGATTTATTACTTATTGATAATAAAGAAATGAAACGAATTATATATATTATGGCCGATACGGATTAATTTTTTTTAATTTTGTAAAAAAACTTTATGAAAAGAAACCCATACGCTAAATATCTAGGCAAAGAGGATATATTACAAACTCATGTAATGAGATATATAAGTTTAAAATATCCTAAAGCACTTTACACCCATGTAGCAAACGAGGGTAAAAGAACCCCATTTGAACAATATAAGTTAAAAATTTTAGGCACTAAACCAGGGATCCCCGATTTAATGATATTTACGCCAAATGCAAATAAAAGCGGCTTAGCGATTGAATTAAAAGCGGGGTATAACAAACCTACCGAAAACCAAAAAAGATGGCTTAAATGGCTTGAAAATGCGAACTGGGTTGCTGTTTGGCATAATAATTTCGATCTTTGTGTTGAAACAATAGATAAATATTTTAATAATGAGTTATGAGTAAAAGTAAAAAAGTATATTTTGAGGAGGATTCTCAGAAAGTTAGATGGACCCAAACCGCCACAGATAAATTCAAATATGAATATAAATTTGTGGGTGAAGCCAGTGAGGCGGAATTTGATTTATTGCTAGAATTATTATGGTTTATGCATGAGGATCACGATATTAGTTATAATCAATTTTTTGATACATTTAAAGAATTAAGAGATTTTTGCGATCAATTAAAGGGTTTGATTGATAAACCTGAATAAATTTAACAACTTAGCGGCTTATTTATGAAATACAATAAGATTTATAAACCAAAGAAATTTGATAATTTCACTATTATTCCTAGCTCTATTTTTAGGTTTAAAGACATTTCAATTGGTGCCACTGGATTATATTGCTGGCTATTCTCACATACATCAACCCAGGAAATTACTATTGAATTTATATGCGGCCATTTTAGTGAGGGCAAAGATGCCATAAGATCTAAATTAAATGAATTAATAAAAGAGGGTTATTTAGTTAGAAAACAAGTAACCGACAAGGGCAAATTTAAAGGATATAATTATTATTTAAATGATAAACCGAAAGCGGATAAACCGAAGGCGGAAAATCCAGCGCCGACAAATCCGCCACAAAGTAATATTAATAACAATAGTTATAATAATAAAAGTAATATTAATACACAAAATGAAAAATTAGAAAATGCCTATATCCATTTTGCTAAATTATTTCCTTTAAAATACCAGCCAAAAACTGAGACAGCTAAAAAGAATTGGATTAAATGCCTGGATAAATGTGTTAAAATTGATAAATATGATTTAAAAGAAATTTATAAGGCGGTTGAGTATACTAGAAATGATGATTTTTGGAAACCTAATTTTTTAACTCTTTTAAAATTAAGGAATACAGATAAAAACGGGATTATGTTTATTCACAGATTTATAGAAAATTATAAAAAAGTAAATAAACCCAAATGTTATTGGAAAATTAAGGGGATTGTTGAATATAAAATATATTTAGATCCTGACAAGTCCGAAAGGTTGGGAGCTTTAACAAAAACAAATAAACTTAATGAGTTTAATTTAAGCCAGTTTTTAAATAAAAATGAAATTATTGAGTTAAAATCTTTTGTTAAAAATGATTAAAGGCAAAATATATAAATTAGATCAATACGAAAAAATGATTGTTGAGCTTTCTGCTAATCAAAGGCATAATAATAAAATAAAAACTGGTTGGGATGGTATTAAAACAGTTAATCCAAAAAGTGATTTAGATTTAAATATTGTAGGGTTTGGCGGTGAGTTTATTTTTGCTAGAGAAAACAATTTATATCCAGATTTTAAAATTCATAATACATCAAAAGAATTAAAAACCGATCTATATGATGCTAATTGGATGGGCCACAGTGTTGATGTAAAGGTTAATAGAAATAAAAATAATCCTTTAATGGTTCCAGAATATGCAAATACTGACTGCAAAATATTTGCCTTGTTTACTGTAAATTATCCTAAATATACTTTTGAGGGTTTTACTTTAAACAGTATTATTTTTCAAAAAAAGAACTTAAAAAAAACTAGAGTAATGTCCTATGTTTTAGAAAAAAATCAGCTTTTGGATTTAAAAGAATTGATATTTTTATTAGAATTATGAAAAAATATTTTTATATTTAAAGAAAATTATTATTTATGAATCAATTTAATGATTTAATTAACCTAGGGATTGAATTAAAGCGATCTAATGGATCAGTTAAAACAAAATGTCCAAAATGCTCTCATACTAGAAAAAACAAGCGTGATGATTGTTTATCCGTCAATATAGATGAGGGTTTATATAATTGCCATAATTGCGGTTGGGGTGGCAATGTAAAATTTAAACCCAAACTAGAGTATGTTTTGCCACCAAAAATAAATTCTAATATAGCTGAGAGAGTTGTAAAATGGTTTAGTGAAAGGGGTATAACAGAACCGACATTAATTCACTGGAAAATTGGCGAATCTTTAGAATATATGCCTCAGGTCCAAGCTAAAAGGCGATGTATAAATTTTAATTATTACAGAAATAATGAGGTTGTAAATGTTAAATTTAGAGATGGCCAAAAGAATTTTAAATTAGTTTCTGGCGCAGAGCTTATTTTTTATGGAATTGATAATGTAAAGGAGTTAGAAAAGTGTTATATAGTCGAGGGCGAAATGGATGCGCTTAGTTTACATGAAGCGGGTTTATATTCTGTTTGTTCTGTACCTAATGGAGCTAGTAAAGGATCACAAAAATTGGAGTATTTGGATAATTGCTGGGAATATTTTAAAGATA